GGTGGTCAGCGTCCCGCGGCCGGCACGGCGCAGCACCTCGGCGGCGGCGCCGACGGCGGCGATCACCGCCGAGATGTAGAGCAGTGTCTCCACCGCGGACTCCTGATGCGCTTAGCCGGTCAGGTGATCGGGTTGCGGTACGCCGCGTCCCAGGTCTTGCGGCCCAGCAGCCCATCCCGGGTGAGGCCCTGGTCGGCCTGGAACGCGGTGATTAGCTCCCGGTACTCCGGCCCGTAGAGCCCATCACTACCGGCAGTGCGCAGGTAGCGCTTGCCCTTGCCGGCGGGCCAGCCTCGGCGGGTGAGCTGTTTGGTCCACATGGCGAGCCACTGTCGGTCCGACTTGCCGTTGAACTTCCTGCGGTAGTAGCCCGACACCGACCGATCTCCGGCCTGGCGTGGGCCGAAGTAGTGCCCGGCGGGGAGTGGGAACGCCTCCGGCGGTCCCGGGGCCGGCCGCACCGGTGCCGGCTTGCCGAGCTGGTCGAGCCGCCAGTTCGTGCCTCGCACCGTGTCGGCGGCCTGGGTGAAGTCGGAGTTCACGTGGCAATGGCTCGTGTGCGGGTTCGAGCCGGTGTAGGTGTGGGTGGCGAACTGGTGTCGGCGGTGCCAGATTCGGCGCTTGTAGATGATGTACCGGACCCACCACAGAGCGCCGGAGCGAGCGAGCTTCACCCACAGCTGTACGACCTGTTCCATCGTGACCCCGTCCGGGTCGCGTAGGTCGGCGTCGAAGTCCCGGGCCCGCACCTCGTCGAGCTGGTCGCCGTCGCGGTACTCGGGCCGGCCGGTCCGGTCCGGGTTGTGGCTCGACGGATACCGCTGGTGCGCGGTGTTGCCGATCGAGCCGTCCGATTTGGTGTCCCGCTTGGGAAACCGCTGGTTGAGCTGGTCTCGGGCTTCATTCAGGTTCGGTACTACTGTCCATGTCATTGGTGTTCACCTCCAGTTCTGGCCAGTCGGTCTGCTCGGGGTCGTCCCATGGATCCGGGGTCAGCTCCCCGATGTGCTGCTCCGGATTTTCGTCCGCAGCCGGATGCGGATCTAACATCTAGATAGCCCTCCTGCCTGTTATCACCGCGACACCCATTCGGCTTCTAGGTGTGCCGGCCGCCCGAATTGATCATCCAGTCCGAGGCTGCCGCCGCTGTCCTGATAGGTCCATAGTCTGAGGTCGTCTCCGACCTCCAGCCGGAGCAGGCCAGATGCGGACAACGCTGTGAGGTAGTTATCTGCTGCCGGAACAAGAGTGCCGATGGGCGTGGTGATTGCGTTGTTGTGACGTATGAACACCCCCCGCGACCCAGCAGCATTTTGCTTAAATACGGCTGAACAGGCGACGCGATACAGTCCGGCCGTCTGGCAAACGAACCGGAAATTGACCTCGTCACCCATTCCGTCGGTATCCTCGATAACGGTTCTCGGCCGGACCTCGGTGAAACCCCCGGTACCGGTGAGCGCGGCAGGCGCGGCCATTACACACAGCGGTACCGGCTCATGCAGCCGGCTCACGGGTCGCCACTGTGTCCCGTTAGACACCATGAGCCGGCCTGTGTCGGTTTCCCATAGTCGACGTCCGGGGGAATGGGGCGGTCGGGTCAGCGAGGTGCACAGGTAGCCGCCGGGGCCGATGTACCAGGCACGGCTACGCACCTGAGTGTCGGCGATGTTGGTCGCGCCAGGCCCGACGTCTACCTCCGCTAGGGGTAGCTCCCAGACGCCGGATGCGCCGGTGTTCATGGTGGGCGCGGGTGCTCCGGCGCCGGGGGTGCCCGGCACGACGGCGTTACGCACGGAGTAGTCGGCGCGGTCGAAGCGCAGTACGACCAGGTCCACCCGTGTCGAGCCGGCGGCGTTGTCAGCTAGGGAGAACACGATCTCGTTGTTGTCGTTTTCCCATCCGTAGCCCAGCACACTCGCCCGCCGGTCGGCGCGGATGCGGATCTCGCGGGTGCCGGAGCCAGGCGCGTACACCAGAGGCGGGTCTTGTGGATGCCCCACGACGCCGGTGGGCACGGCGAGGGCGATGAGATGCTCGTGCTGCAGCTGCGTGACACTGGGGTTCGGGTACCAGGTCTCTGCCATCAGATTGTCTCCAATCGGTCGATTCGGCGAGCCACGTCCCGTAGGAATCTGACCCATCTCGGGTCACTCGACGTGTCCTGCGACCCCACCAGCGCGGTCACCAGCTCACCGGCATCCGGGGTCACCTGCATGTGCACCGCCCGGACCACGTCCGCGACCTCCACGCCGGAGGCCAGTTCCAGCGACACCCGGTCGCCGAGGTGGTAGTGCACACCGAACCGCTGATCGTCGGTGTCGACCGTCACCGACGACAGCCGGGCTGTCTCCGCCGCTCGCGCCAACTCTTCGTCGCCGGCCTGATCGAGCTCGGCGGTGCTTCCGACCTGACGCCGGTCCACGAACCGCTCCATTCGCCCCCACGCCGCTTCCGCGGCCGTGTCGACTCGTTCCACTACCACCCGCGACGTGCCGACATCCTGACCACCGACAATCGCCGCCGTCGTTGTCGGCGCCTGCGGGTCATACCGGTAGGAGCGCAGGTTGCCCAGCCCTGGGCTGAACCGCACCGTCCCGCTGAGGTCTTGTGGCGCATACACGTCGAAGACGATCTGCGCGGCGCCCGTGTTTTGCCGGGTGCGGAATCCCAGCCCGCCGCCGGCGATGGCCGCCGACCGCAGTGCGTCCCCGAGCGGCTCGAATCGTGTGCCGAAGGTGATCTGTGCGCCGGTACCAGCGCCGGTACCGAGAGTCAGCTGTGGCACCCGCCGTGCCGTCAGTGCCCCCGGACCCGCGTTTAGGTCCACCAGCGACCGGATGACATCGCCGGCCTCATTGGTGGCCGTCCACCGCGAGGTGGATGTCTGGGCGGTCGCCGGCGCCGCCGGGTTCGGGTAGGTCACCCGCGACACCACTGCGGCAAGGTCGTCGGCGAACCGGACCTCCACCTGACCCGGTCCGGAGGCCTGACCCTCCACCGACCAGTCCTCCGGGCCGGGGGCCTCGATTGGGCCGGCGCAGAACACCGTACCGTTCCGGATGACCACCACCCGGTTCCCAGCCGTCAGCTGGGCGGTGGTGACTGCCGTACGCGGCGCCTTGAACCCACCCGATGCGACATCGTTGAACTGCAGCGTTACGTCCAGGTCAGTCCAGCCGCTGATCGGGTCACCGATTACGTTGAGGTGCCGGTCGGTGATCAGCAGAGTGATCCGCGCTGGCTGGGACAGCATCAGAGGCATCGGTCAGGCCGTCTCGTATCGAGGGGTGTAGGAGAGGGCGATCTGCGTACCTGCCTCCGCGCCGGATACCGCGAAGTCGACGTCGTTCAGGCCGGGCTGCAGAGCCCACAACACCGCCCCGGGCCAGTCGAGGTGACCGGTCCAGTTCTGCCCGGCCGGGCCGCGCACCGTCGGCGGATCGGTGGTGATTGTCGCCGTCTCCCCGGCGAGCAGCGTCGCCGTCAGGCGGAACGTCTCATTGGTGGTCGAGTTTGTGGCCTGTACTTGCGAGGCGGGCCCGACGATCGTCCACGCTGGCCACGCCTCCACATCGCCCGCGTTGACGGCTGTCGCCGCGCCGAGCACACTCGACGGGCTAACCGTCAGGTACGGATCCAGATACGACACAGCGGCCCCGTTCGTGTAGAGGGTCCTGACTGGGGCCACCGCGCTCCAGAAGGGGTCCTCGCAGTACAGCGACAACACCGCCGTGTCGTAGGTGTGGCCCTGGCCGGGTTCGCCGTCGAACCCCGCCTCGTAGTAGGCGCGAATCTCCCGCGCGTCCCCGTCCGGGCGCATCACCCGTAGGGTGCCGGGCCCCAACCGGCGGGTCATGGTGAACGCCCGCGCAATCGCCCGCCAACCCGCGACCAACTCCACATGTGTGTCCGCGCGGACCCGGATCGGCCACGTGATCGTTCGCGCTTGCGGCTGAATATGTCGCACCAGGGTTCCGCCACGCGGATGCGCGTCGGCGACGATACGGACCGGGGCAGCGCCCCACCCGGTTACAGCGTTCAGGGTGAAGTGCAGCTCGTTGTCTGAGGTCAACTGCCATTCGGTACCGTCCGGGGCGATCCACACCGCTTGAGGTCGGCCAGGATCCACCGGCCTTATCGGCGGCGGGACGGGGGTGCCGACGTAAATGGGCATCTAGTGGGGCCTCCCCACCCGCGCCAAGGCGTCCTGCCGAGACTGGAACGCCCTGAAGTCCTCCATGCTGGCCACGGCCCTCTGCGGCTGCCAGTAGTAGTGGTTCGTCACCGGCGAGCCGACCGAGGCCTGTCCCATCCCGGCACCCATGGCGGGGAGGAAGTTCCGCCATCCGCCCCACCAGTTCTCGATTGCGTAGCTGACCATCGCCTTCGTGCGGTTCGGGTCCCCGTACTTCGGGGCGAACAGCTCTCCTCCGGTCGCCGGCTCAGCCCACGCATACCTGGCAGGGCCTTGCGGCGAGGCGATCTGTGCCTCCCGCAGCACCCCCCACTGGGCGTGCTCGGTGATGCCACCCCACCGCCGGCCGCCCACGCCATCGCCGATCGGCACGTTTCGCCCCTCCGACCGGGTGACGATCTCGTTGCGCTGAGTGGTGATGACTACCTTCTTGGACCTAATCTGCGTGATCAGATCCCGCACTTGGGCCAGCTCCCGCTCCGCCTGGATCGTGTCTGCTGTCACCGTCGTCGCGACCTTGCCCGGCACTGCCTTGTACTTGCCGATCAGGTCGTCGACCTGATCCTCGTTGTAGCCCATCTGGATCAAGACAGCCCGCAGTGATCCGATCTGCGACATGTACGCCGCGTCAGCGTCCTCGACCGACATGTTGTTCTCAATGTTCGCCTGCCGCAGATCCTTGATTCGCTCGATCTGGTCCAGCACCACCGTCGCGTTATCCCGGCCCGCCTGGGTGGTCGTCTCCAGGGTCCGTTTACCCTCGACCAGTTCCGCCTTGAGATCCTTCAAGCCCTGCCGGTAGGCGATCGTCGCCCGATCCAGATCCATCTGAATGCCGAACAGGGCATCGAATGCATCCGTCAGCTCCTGAACCTTGTCCGCAGCATCAGCAGCTTCGGTGCCGACTTCGGCCACACCCCCGGCGGCACCGCTGGCTTTGTCGCCGGCCATCTCAACCGCCGCCGCGTAGCCAGGCAGCACCTTGTTCAACTCGTTGACCGAGACGCCCTGCTCGCGGGCCCGTTCCGCGATTTGCTGGAAGATCTCTGCCGCCTGCTGTCCCTGCCCGGACTGGACCATCTGCGACAGGGTCTGGTCGAGCGCCTGCAGCCGCTTCCTGGAATTTTGCAAGCTGAGGTCATAAGCATTGCCGACGCCGGTGATGCCTTCCACCAGGCCGGTGGTGCCCCGCACAAAGCTCGACCACGCGCCCGTGTCTGCGACGTCCGTTAGCGCTTGGTCTAGCTTCCCGAGGTCGTCACCGAACACTCGGGCTGCCTCGCCGCCGATCTCGCCGCTTCTGGCGAAATCAGTCATGCGTTTGCCCAACACCTCGGTCTGGGCGTTCACGCTGCTACCCATCAGCGCCGACGCCATCTGCAGGGCGGCCAGCGTGATGGCGACCCGGCCGGCGGCCTTGCCCGTCTGCTCCAGCCCTGCCGCCGCCCGTTGCCCGATGGGGCCCGTCTTCCGCAGCTCCCCAAGAGCGTCCGCGGTGGCGCTGCGCATCTTCGCCGCACCTGCCGCCGCGAGCAGCGCGGCACCAGACACCCCGGCGACGATCACGGCGGCGTTCTGCACCGGCGCAGGAATGCCGGACAGGGAGTTGACCAGGTTGTCCGCCCCTTGCACGAGCGTACGCAGCCCGGACTCAGCGCCCGAGCTGGACTCAATCGCCAGCGTCTCCAGCGACCCGGTCAGACGCTCAATATCTCCCGCAAGGTTGTCCATGCGGGTGCTTGCCGTCTCCGCGGCGTACCCGGCGTCGTTGGTCTTATCGATCCAGGTCTGGATGCCGTCGGCGCCCCGCTCGTACAGGATGCTCGCCGCCCGGATCGCGTCTGACCCGAAGATTGTGGCCAACGCGGCGTTGCGCTGCTCCTGGGTGAGGCCACCGAGCCGCTCCTGGAGTTGCCCCGCGAGCGCGGTAATGCCTACGAACTGCCCGGACGCGTCGTAGGTCTGGATGCCCAGCTCCGCCATCACGCTTTTGGCCTTGTCGGTCGGGTTGGCCAGCATCAGCATCGCGGTCTTGAGTGATGTGCCGGCGTCTGACCCCATCAGCCCTGCGGAAGCGAACGCTGCGAGCGTGCCCGTCGTGTCCTCGATGGACAGCCCCATCTGGGCTGCCACTAGCCCGCCCTGCGACAGCGCCATGCCGAGGTCGTGCACGCTCCCCTGCGCCTTGCTGGCACCTGCAGCGAGCAGATCGGCGAGGTGCGGAATCTGGTTGCTGGACAGCTTGAACTGGGTCATAGCGGATGCGGCGATTTCCGCCGCATCTGACACCTCGAGGCCGCCGGCTGCGGCGAGATCGAGGGCACCCTTGAGGCCACCGTTGAGGATCGCCGCCGTCGAAACGCCAGCCTTGGCGAGTTCCTCGATGCCCTGGGCCGCTTCGGTGGCGCTGAAAGCGGTGTCTTTGCCGGCCTGAAGTGCGGCGGAGCGAAGCATTTCCATATCACCAGCGGAGGCATGCGTCGTCGCGCGTACCGCGCTCATCTGCTTGTCAAACCTGGCGGCGGCGGTGATTCCGACTGCGAACCCGCCCGCGAGAGCGAGCCCCATCGCGCCGGCCTGGTCCGCCACAGCATCTAGGTGGCCTGCCTTGGCTGCCTTATCCAGCTCGCCTGTGAAGTCCCGCGTCGAACGGGTGGCGGTACGCAGACCGTTGACGTATCCCGAAACCTCTGCCTGTAGGCGGACGCCGACCGTACGTATGGCCATAAATCCACCTCCAGGGGGACAGTGCGGTTGACTGGAGCCCGATATGGTGCTTCGTCATGGGTGCTCTCAGGCCGTGGCATATCGCCACGCTTTGCTGTTTCGTGTCGTCTGCCGTGTTGATCGGTGGTCTGATCTGGGTCTTGGCGACACGGAAGCGCCGTTAGCGTCGCTTCACCCGCCACAGCAGCGCCTCACGCTGCGGCGACTCCTGATGCGCCGGCTGGGCCGCAAGTAACGCCGTTGTGGCGTGACATCGAACCGGCGGCGGGACGTCGAACTTGCCCTCTGTCTCCGGCGAGCAGCATTCCCGCTGGTCCCCGCCGCACGATGGACAGCGGTACGCCTCCTCCTCCACCCGCAGATGAGCGAGGGCGAGGATCCACGCAACATCCTGCTCGGACCACTCTGGCTCCGGGGCCGAGCCGAGCAGCCGACTGTCACTGTCGTAGGCGTAAGTGGTGGTGGGTTCCCACCCGTCCAGCCGTCGTGGGCTGATTTGGAGCCTTTCGGCCGCCTCTATTCGGGCCCGCTGCTCTGGAGCATCCGCGAGGCGGCGAGCGAGAAAGGGATATCCACATCCCGCCGGTTCAGGCTCCACGCCGCGTCGGCGAGCTGATCGAACTGCCGGTCGGTCAGTCGCTCGTCCAGTAGCAGCCGCCAGTCCTCGACATCCAGCTCGGGCTCAACGACGGATGCGCGCACCAGCGCGTCGAAGAACGTGGAGACGTTTACGCCGACGTATTTGTCGCGTTCGTCGACCTGACCCTTGTCGTCCTTGCGGGGGGCATGCCCTTCCATCAGTGCCCGCCATGCCGGCCGGGCCAGGGCTCGCAGACGGAAGTCAACGGTGTGGTCGAACATCTGCTGCCGCAGTGCCTCGATCCGCTCGGCGACCTGGCGGGCCTTTCCGCCCGCTGCGAGGGAGTCCGCGGGATGGCGTTGCGCGTCGGCCAGCTCCCGCTCCGCTGCCTCCACTTCCGCCACCAGGTCGGCGTGAAGGCAGATCGGTACGGCCTTCTCCGGCAGCTTCGCGGCCCGGATCAGCTCCTTGACCGTCTTCTTGCTCTTGCTCATTCCCGGTCCTTTCCCCGGCCGTCAGGCAACGGTCGCGGACAGCGACGGTGGGATGGTGATGGGTGTCGGCACCTCGTATTTGCGCACCGAGTTACCCTCCGGGGGGAGCAGCTTCCGCTGGCCGCAGGTCACCGGATACACCTCCACCGCCTGCCCGGACGCCCACGCCGTCGACTCGGCGACGTCCCGCCGGATCACGATGTAGCCGGAGGCGCCGCGCGACAGGGTGTCGTAGGCGGTGTCGGTGCCGTCCTGCTTCTTCATCCGCAGCCCGGTGCCCGAGAACGAATCCCGGCCAATGGTCTTGGTGTCGAACGTGCTTGCCAGGCTCGTGGTGTCCACCTCGGCGGTGGTGGCCTCGAAGCCCATCAGCCCGTCGGCGGTGATCACCGACTGGAGCAAGATTCCCGCGTCCAGCTCCATGGTCACCGGGGCGTTGATACTGGCGATGGCCGGTGCCCACGCGACGCGGGTCATGCCATCGGCGAGGACGTCAGCCATCGCTCATCTCTCCGTTCTCGGTGCCGCGCTGGGCGGCCCGCCTGGTCGGCTTGTTGGTCTGCTCGGCCGCGACGGCGGCCTGGGTCTGCTGCTCGCGCCGTGCGAGGTGCTCGGCTACCACGGGGCTCGGCTCGGCTGGCGGCTCGTTAGCCGGCTCCCAGCCGGTGGCCTTCCAGCCCTCCACCGCCGCCCTGGGACAGCGGAAATGACCACCCGTCTCCGGGTAGGTGAGCCACACGAAGTCGTTCACCACGGCCACCTCAGATCCGGTACAGCTCGTACGTCACGCCCGTCTGCGACGAGCTGGTGACCGTGGCGTTCCCCGTGGCTAAGTCGACGGCCGAGGCGGGGACCAGCAGAATCCGCTCGCCGGTCGCCGGGGCTGCCAGCGCCGTCACGGTGCCCGGGTTGCCGAGCGGGGTGCGGCCCGGGTCGAGGACAGACACGTTTGTGGCAGTGCCGGTCGTGATGACCCGCAGTGCGCATCCGGTAGGGCCCATCTGCCCGCCGGCGATCGTGTCGGATGCGGTAGGAGTGATCGGTGCCGGCGCGGTGCCGGCTGTGACGATCGATTGTGAGGTAAGCGCAGCCATCGGCGGTGGTCCTTCCTGTCGGGTTCCGCCATCGGCGGACAGCGAACTTTCCTGGTCGGATCACGCCGGCTCGGACTCCAGCCGATAAACCTCGACCTGGTCCAGAACGACCGACCCGGTGGACTCGTCCCGCTGTGCCGGCTGGCCGTCCTCGCGCCGGATCGGCTGGCACTGCCGGCCGGCGACCGCCGGGCGGACATCGAGCCACGCGGTACGCAGCTTGTCGGCCACGGCACGCGCCGCTCCGGCATTCCCGCCAACGCAGTGCGCGTAGGCCCGGAGAACATGGCGGGTGCTGCCGCCTATCAGCGAACGGGACTCGGCCAGGTCAGGGTCGGTGTCGGCGAAGTACACCAGCACGTACGGCGGTAGCGCACCGTCGGGCACCGACCCGTCATGGACGGCCAGCGTGGCCCGGGCCAGCGCCAGCAGCGCGTCGGCGTGCTCCCGGATCATCCACCCTCCAAAAGCCGGGCCGCGAGATCACCCATGGCCTTTTCGAACCGCGGCGACTCAGCCTCGGCGGCCGGGATCATGTGCGGGATCGGGGCGTTGTTAACCGTGCCGAACTCAAACACGTTGCCCAATGCGCCCTGCCTGCGACCCTTGTCTGGTCCGATGTCGGCCGCCGGGCCAGTAAACCAGCGGTACGTGTCGTACGTGATCGCCGACGCATACGCCGGGGCGTGCACCGGGCGGCCGATCCGGCGCCGCGCGTCGTTCTTGATGTTCAGCGCGCCCTTCGCAACCACCTTTGCCGCCTCATCGGGCCCGGCAGATACGGCCTTACCGAGGGTGATCATCCACTGATCCAGGTCCCGGTGTTCCACGCGCAGCGTCATGACGTCCGCTCCTCCACGCCCAGCCGCCGCGCGGTCGCCGCGCTCTTCGCCGCCTCGTCCCGCACGACCAATACCCGGCCGACCAAGTCCGGGGCGTTCGCCGAGACGATGATCGTCACTTCGTTGCCGGCCCGGATTCCACCGGAAGTTGCTACCGGGAGGTGCAGTTCACGGCGCACCATCAGCACGTACGCCTCACCCGGGTCGGCCGCCCGGGCCTGTACCGACTGTTGATGCACCTTGCATTTGCCGCTGTAGACGGTGACGAACGTGGGGGTCACGTTGCCGTCGTCGTCGGTTGTCTCGCCGGTGCGTCGCTGGATCAGGCAGGTGTCGACCATCAGCGCCTCGGCAGCGCGCCGGCCGCGGGCGAGCACGGATGCAGCGCTCACCGGGACACTGTCACGTAGGCGCTCGTGCCGTATGCGTCCGCGATCGCTTGCCGCATTGGCTCGGTCATCTGCATCCGTGCTGTGGCTTCCGCGTAGCTGATCCGGTAGTCGTCGATCGCCTCTGACACGGCGCCGGACGGGTTGTCGAACGGCATCCGCGCCATCGAGAGAGTGTGATCGCGGCCGAGTTGCAGCCACTGCGATCCCGTCGGATAGCCGTGGCTGTAGGTAACGGATACCTGTGTCGGCTTACGCCAGGACCCCCAGCCGGCTGAACGCCACAGCATCTGCTGCGAAAGCCGCCAATCCGTCACCGCGACGCCCTCGATCTCGACAGAGGCGACGGACCGCACTGGCATCTGTGGCAGCGCCAAGTGCCGGTCGCGGTAGCCATCCTCGACGTCAATGACTGCGGTGTCGGTGCCCTCGAGGATTCGCTGCCCGCCGGCCGCCCGCTGGACCTTCGCCGTAGCCAGTTCGACTAGCATGATCATGGTGGCATGCTGCGCTGCACTCAGGGTGGTGTAGTCGAGTTGAAGCAGGGAGGCGAGGTCCTCCGGTGTCGCCAACGTGTCGGCCATCAGACTTCGCCCTTTACGGGTTTCTTCTTCGTCAGGGCCCGCTTGACGGCAGGCTTTGCCGCCGGTTCGACCGGCTTCCACTCGCCCGCCTCGACTCGGGCGGCGATGGTGCGCTGGTCGAACGCGACGCCGACGGTGATGACGAACTCAGCGCCCGCCGGCCCCCGGAACCGCAGCTTGTCTCCCGGCTTCACCGTCATCAGCTCACGATGACGTCGGCAGCGGCCAGACCAGTCGCCCGGACTACTTTGCTGCCATACAGGTGCAGGCCCTTCACGATGTCCGCGAAGCCCTTCTCCTTGCGGGTCGCCTCGGTGTTGGCAATCTGCTCGGCGTAGGTAACCGCGCCGCTGTAGCCGGCGAAGACCAACTTGCCCGCGCCCGCACCTGGTCCATCCTGAGCATTGTTGGACTTGCGGATGGAAAACCCGGCCGCCTCGCCGACCATGCCGTTGGCGCGGGTTGCCGCGCCCGCGGCGTCACCGGCGGCGACGAACCGAGAGTCTTTGAGTAGAAGGCCGTGGAATGCGGGGGTGATGATCGCCCATCGGCCATCCTCCGGGACGTTGTCTTCGTCGAGCTTCACGCCCAGGTCGACGAGCACGTCGTACGCCTTGTCCGTGGAGGACACCGAGACTGTCTGCTCCGCGATCACGTTTCCGGCATCGACACCGGCAGCCATCAGACCGGCGACATACTGGTCGGCGGTGTCCCGCAGCCGGTACGCGGCCTTGCGGGCCTGCTCAGTCAGCACCATGCCGCCGCTGCGGGCCTGCCGCTTCTCCAGGTCGTCAACTTCGAATGCGAAGTACTTCGCCTGGTCGATCAGCAGGGCCTGGGTATTGTCGGTGATCGCCTCAACGGTGATGTCGGTGTGCGGGGTGTAGGTGCCGATTGTCGGGTCAGCGAGACCGGTGATGTGGACGGTGTCACCGTACTGGCTGATCTCGCCCTCGTAGTTGCGGTTGACCACGCCGGGACCGGCATAGACGAGGGACTTCTCCAGCGCGACCAGCAGTTCGGCCGCCCACACCTCGGGGACAAAGTTTGTGATCGCCATGATCTGTTCTCCTGGCTACTTCGGGCCGAGTACGTCCCGTAGACGTCCTTCGGCCTTGGCTTTCACGATCTCCTTTGGGCTCATGCCCTTCAGGTCGTCGCGGGTGAGTTGCGCCGGCCCGTTGCCCTTGCGGGCCCCGCCATCGGCGCTGCCCTGGAACCGTCGTCCGCCTTGCGCGGCCAGGTGGGGCTTTCGCTTCAGCAGGTCATCGAGTGCTTCTTCGATGGCGTCGAGCTCGACTTTGCCGTTGTCGATGAAGTCATCGACGTGGGACGCAAGCAGCGCGCGGGCGTCCTCGGGGTCGGCGAACAACTTCGCCGCCTTCGTCTCGACCTTGTCCATCACCCGGTCCCGCAGCACCTCAACGGCTGCCTCCGCCTTAGCCTGCTTGCGGATCTCGTCCGGGTCCGGCCGGTTGTCGGATTTCCTGTCCTCGCCCTCCTGCGCCTTCAGGGTGGCCAGTTCTTGCTCCGCGGCTTTGCGCCGGTCGCGTTCGCTGTGCCACTTGCCCTTCATGGCGTCGAGGGCTTTCTTGCCGGGGTCGTCGAGCTTGTCGGCGCCGTCCGGATCGTCGACCCGATTGGTGTCGATGCCGTCGGTCTCGTCCGGCTTGATGTCATCCGTGTCGGACATGCTGTGACTCCGTTGTGGGGTCGGTCCCACGCCTTGCGCGTAGGGAGGTCTACAGGAAGTAGCCGAATCGCCTAAGCAGGCGAATTGCGTCCTCTCGATCCTTGGCGACGGCGAGGATGCTCTCCGGCATCAGCCGGGGTGCGCGCGACGACCGGTACCGCGAACTGGCCTGGCGGGCCCCATCCTGGCGAGCGCCGAGCGCGATGCCGGCATGCCCGCGAACGGTCACCCCTTCCGTCGTGACGTATAGCTGGCGGCCGTACACGTCGACCGCCTCAAGCCGTCCCCGGCCACGACCGCCGCGCAGTATCCGCGCCTCCGGGCCGGTCACCCGCGCACCCGCGGTGGTGAGCCCTCGCGCCCCGCGTCGGGCGTTGACGACCTGGCTGACGTCCGCGTCCAGGCGGATTGACTCCGCCCCGGCCTTCGTGAACACCCGGTCCTGATCTTCGCGGGACAGCGACTCGAAGTATTTGCGCGGGTCGGTGCTGATGCTCGCTGCGGTGTCCTCAGCCGCCGGCACGTGAATGCAGTCGCACTTCGGATGCCGGGCGAAACCCCGGTTGTACCGGAACCACTTCCCGGCCAGCACCACACACCGCGAGCACGACTTGCCGACCAGCATCCGCCGATACCCCGGCACCGCAGGGCGGGCCGTGAGCGCCACCTGGTCGGCGACCCGGCCCGCGTCGGCGACCTGCGTCGCGGCGATCATTCGTACTGCTGCCTCACCCGACGCGAGCGCCAACGACGGCCGGCTACCCCGGGACAATCCGGTCAACGCGGTCAGCACCGGCTGGTTCAGCAGCACACCGAGGTCACGGCCGTCCGACGCCACTCCCGCCAGCGCATCTACCGCCAGTCGGCCGTCAGCCGCCGCGTCGATACCCTGCGCTGCCAGCACCGCCGCCAGGTAGCCGTCCGCCGCGCCCGCCGCTTCCCGCTGCGCCCTCACCAGCACAGCCAGCAACTGCGGCGCGAGCAGCGCCCACGAGTCGGCGATACGCGCCCGGTCCACCCGCCGCCACAGCCTCGCCGCGAGCGCCTCCACGCCCCGCGTCAACCGCCTGCGATGCCGGTAGTGCTCCGAGGCGAGCGACCGGACGCTCACCGTTCACCCCTGCGGCAGCGGCGGTGGGCTCCCGCCGGCCTGCGACCGGGCCAGGGTCGCGATCGGGTCCTGCTCGGTCTCGTTCTGTCGCATCGTCATCACCCGCGCCAACTCGGGCTGAGACAGCCCATACCGTTCTGCGAGCCATGCGAACGGGAACCCAACCGTTTGCAGCTTCACCAACGCGTCGACCATCTGCGCCTCGGAGTGGTTCTCAGCGTCCTTCCATTGGACAACGCCGAACTTCGCCTGGTCCACCAATCCTTTGCTATTGCGTACCAGCGCGAACAGCCGGAACACCTCACGGACGGCGGGGCCGAGGAACAGCTGCATCTCTTTGACCTTCATGACCAGCCCCGTCTCGGCGGTCTTCATGCCCTCGGCGTTCACGTTCACCAGCCCCTTGCCGAGCACCAGGTAGTGGGGTGGGGTGCGGGTCTGCGCGGCAATGTGCGTCACCGCGGTTTCGATCACCTGCGTGAACACGTCGAGCTTCGCCGCATCCCACTGGCCGATCTTCGTGTCCTGCCCGGTCAACCACAGAATGCGGTCTTCGGCCAGCTTCTTAATGTCGACGGGCTTCTCGCCAACCTTCTGCCCGTTCTCGTCAAGGATCGGGATCTTCGGCGGCTCCTGACCCATCACGACCCGCGCCGGCATGGACGCGAAGTCGGCCGCGGTGAACAGGTACGCCCACAGCAGGTTGATCGCGTCCTGCATCGAAGCAGTGCCCGCGATGTCCGATAGTGGTTCCCGTCCGAGCATGGGCCGGTTCGGAAACTCCACCACCGGCACAACGCCAAGCGGGTTGGGCATTGGGTTGCGGTCGACTCCCTGTCGGGGTGTCCAGCCCGCCGAATCCCGCATCGGCACGGCGAGGCCGGAGGTGGACTCGAAGAACTCGTAGCCAGCGGCACCCGGCAGCACGTCGGCAGTGCCAGTCACCCGGCTGTAGGGCCGCTGCAACTTCCACACCTCATCGGCGGTGTAGAGGGTGGCGTACTCGGTCTCGTCGTCGGTCCAAGTCTTCAGCGCTGCCACGCGCTTACCAGGGCGTTCAACGTCATAGCCAACGGCCACCTGGTCGGGGCGCTCCCACGTCGCCACCGGCTGGTCGTCATTGTCGCCCCAGACCAGCACATACGAACGGCGGGCGATGATGGACTCCAGGAAGCCCTGTGACGACTGGGCTTCCATGTCGTTGGCCTGCCAGTCCCGCCACAGCAGCTTTTCCGCGTCCGACCGCTCCGGGTCGTCATCGAGCCGAAATCCATCCAACCGCAGCCGCTCGTTCGGGCTGTTACCAACGGGCTGGCACCAGTTGTCGCAGAACTCGCGGTACCGGTCGGCGTGGTACTCCCGCCACTTCTCGGTAGCAAACCGCAGCCTCTGCCGGCCCCGGAAGTAGTCCTCGGACCGCTGCACGTCGTCGCGGCGGGCAGAGATGACGTCGTACAGCTTGCGCGTCCTTGACAGCGCCTGTTCGGCAGTCAGCGGCACGACGTCCCTCCCTCAGGCGCTGTAGGCATACGACGGCCCGCTGTCTACGGCTAAGCCCGCGGCGACGGCGTCCAGCCGGGCCTGCCACGACAAACCGCCCGCCATCGCAAGGTCGATCTTGTTTGGTGAGTCGTGGCGCTCCTTGGCCATGACCCACAGCGGCTTACCTTCGTCGTCGACCAGGTTCAGCTCACGCCTCTGCGCCGCCCCGACATGCCGGGCGAACACCGCGTCGCCGTCGTTGGTGACATCGCCACCCCTGATCGCCCCGGCATAGTTGGCACACATCGTCGCCGTCTTCCGCAGGTTCCGCGAGTCCGTGTAGAAGTACACGACCCGCTTCATCCCATAGCGGCCAGCCCAGCTCGCCAGCGGGTCATCCCAGCCCTGCGCCGGGTCACCGTATAGCCGCAGCACGTTGAACGTCGCGAAGAGCTGTGCGACCAGCTCGTCCACCTCACCAGTCGGCACCTCACCGCCCGGGCAGTCCTCCGGCACCCACAGCCCGTACCGCATCTGAAAGCCGGTAGGGACGTGCGTGACAACCAGGCCGGTGGTGTCCTTCCACCGGGACCCGTCGAACCCGGCGGTCACCATCGCGCCGCGGGGAATTCTGAAACCCGGGCGAGCGAGCTGCTCGCGCCATCGCTTAACGTCAAACGCCTGCGCCGCGGACTTCGTCCACCGATTCAGCCACACCCGTTCCAGGTAGGTGTGGTCAGCGGATGGGCGGTCCCACTGCTTCGCGATGCCCCGCAGGTCAGACCACTCCGCGGCCGGGCCGGACGCCTCCCGGATCGCCTCCACCCGACCCTCAAGCGTCCCCAGGTCATGACCAGGGGATGCCTCACGGTGAAAGTAGAAAAGCTCCGGTTCTTCGATCTCCCCACGCTCAATCGCCTCGGCCTCGTCCTTGTCCCTCTCCGCCACCGAGCCCTTGCCCGGCTCTCCGGCGGTGGTGATGCCCATCGACCACGGATCATCCAAGGGCCGTTTCGGTAGGTTCGCCTCCATTGTCTCGTACGCCTCGATGTTGCGAGGCAGGTCAAGGCGGTGGGTTTCGTCGTAGCCCTGGAACGTGGTCCGGGCACCATCCCGGGCGTTCGGCGACTGCGCCAACGGGACTGCCTTGCCGTCCGCCCGGCCCCGCTCGTCGAGACGAATGATGCGCTCCAGGCCAGCGTCGAACAGATCCGCGTCCACGCCCTCCGTGCACACCACGTACAGCACGTTGAAGGCCAGCTCTTCCACCTGCTCGGCGGTGTACGCCAGCAGCGGAATGTAAGGGTCACGTACCGGACGACCGACCGGGTTGCCATAGGCATCCCAGCCGTCAAACCGCACCGGCCCCTCCGGGTGCAGCTCGGCGAACGCCACCCAACCCAACTTCTCGGTCTTCGCCGTCCCCTTCCTGGCGCTAATCCGCACCCGCCGAAACCGGCGCCGCCCCGCCTGTGGATGACTGCGGGGGAAGACCTCGTACCCCTTGTAGATGATCGCCTTCGTCTCGGCATCCAGCTTGGCCGGCTGACCCTTCAGTGAGCCCGGCCCGAACACTGCCCGTTCCTCGATCAAGTCGCAGACGCCCTTGCCGAGCGTCGGCCACGGCTCCCCATCGAGCGGGGGAACAACGAAGGTGCTCACACCATGCGCAAGGCGTTGCGCGGGTCGTCACCTGGTGCAGCCTTCGGCTTCACCGACCGCCGCTTGCGCCCCTTGTCCTGCGCCTCATCGGTGCGTTCAATCTCCCACTGCAGGCGACGCCGGTCGATCGGCGACAGCCCGAAGCACTGCCGCTGCAGCCGGATCTCTGCCGCCAACTCCTTGCTCGGCGATGTCCAGAAATCATCCACCAGGACGGCCAGTAGGAATAGGCCATGCTTGTCCGAGTCGTCGTACTCGGGAGCCATCGGCGACGCCCACACGTCACGCCACCAGGACACCGTCATCGGATGCCAGTCATGCGCCGTCGGCAGATCAGGCGCCACGACGGCGTGCACCGCCGACAGCATCGCCCCAGTCGAGGTGCGGTTACGTCGCGCACGAACGCTGCCGTGCTTCGGGGCCGGCCCAGGCGACATGTCAACCTCCGTCAGCCGCCTTGCGCGGCACTCCAGAGCCAGTCACCTTCCGTGACCAAAACTCTGACGAACCCGTACGGGGCAGAATCACCCTCCCCGGCGGTACTACCGCCGGATGCCTTCGGGGGCCATCCCCCACCCCCCCACCCTTGCCATCACCCTCCGTGACGACCGGGGTCGATCACTCGACCCGCCTATCGCGCGTGCCACCCCCCGGGCTGCGACAGGCTGGTGTGCTTGTCGTGGCATCGCTTACACAGGCCGCGCCCGTAACGTGGGTCGTTAGGGTCGAGGCCCGCGTCAACCAGCTCACGTCGTGATCGTGGGTGGTGGTCGGCCACAGTAGAAGGCCGTGAGCATTGGCCGTCATGGTCGTGGGTGTGATCGCTGCAGACGCAGAGGGGATCGCCTTTCAGCACGACGGTGCGGAAACGTCGGTGACGGTGATCGTAGCCACGCTGACGTGCGGTGCCTCTGCGCTGCTCTGCTTGCTGGATGTGTGCCGGGCATCGACCGTATGCAACGGGGGTGGGGCATCCGGGGGCGGAGCAGGGTTTGAGGGCTCGCGGCACGGCTACCCCTCTCCCGGTGGTGTGCGGGGCAGGCCCCAGCCTGTGACCTGCCCGCCTCCCTGGTCGCGTCCCGGTCCTGGGTACGCGAAAGCCCGGTGGCGCTGGTGCGTCCTACCGGGCTTTGGGCGCACTCCACCTATGCGGAGTTGGTGAACAAATCATGCCGTAGCGCGTCCGGCAAGGTCAAGTCGGCGGGGTCGTCCGCGTGGCGAGAGGCGCTTGGCGGCCTCGATGCGGGCGGCCTCATCCAGTGGGCTGTAGCCGCCGCGGGTGGTGAGTCCGTCGCGGTCACGCCAGCGGCGGACCATCGCGGGGGTGACGTCCTTGCCGAGGGCGGCGGCGAGTTGGGTGGCGGTGCCCCACTCGCGGCCGGTGCGCGGATCATGGATCACGCCGTGCGTCCAGCGTTGTGCCCCGCGACCGCGCCGAGTGCGGCGTCTCGGGGCCAGATGTGCCGTACGCCCTCGGCGCCGCCGGGGCATCGGCAGTCGGGGGTGTGCCGGCAGTCGGCCACGCACATCACGGTGCGGGTGGCGGCGGGTCCGACGGTGGCCGCCTCCAGGCTGCGGTGCCGGCATCCGGGGCATTCGCCGGGGATCCGCGTGCGGTAGGGCGGGTGGTTAAGCCAGCCGCGGACCAGCTCGTCTTCGTCGGCGAGGTGAAGGGCGAGCATGCCGAGGGGGCGGGGCGGCAGGGTGAGGGCGGGTAGGGCGTGGAGGATGCGCCGGATCGGGTCGCGCCCGGCGGGGAGCCGGTACATGCCGGCGAGCCACGTCAGCCGGCCGTCTAGGCGTTGGATGCGCTGCGCCCACGTCTGGGTGCGCGGTGGGGGCCGGTCGGCGGTCAACGTGGCCACCGGGTCGGCGTGTCCGCCGATGGCGTGGATGGTGCCGTGGATGGGGCTGCGCAGGATCGGGGCGGCGGCGGTGAGGGTGTCGCCTCGCTGCCGGGCCTCGGTGGTGGCGAGCACGTCGAGGTGCTGTCTGGCGGTGTGGATGGACCAGGCGGCGGCGGTGGCGTGTAGGTGGTGCGGGGACAGCATGGTGCTCCCTCAGGTCCGGGTGCGGTCGGCGCGGCGGCGTTGCACGGTGCGGGCGGACAGTCCGAGCCGGATCGCGGCAAGCAGGTCGAGCAGTTCCCGGAGGGCGCCAGCGGGAACCCGCTGGCGGCTGACCACTGATCCGGCACTATCGCCGGAGCGGAGTGCGCCGAGTCCGTCGTAGTGGAGTCGGGTGACAACAACCTTGTGTCCGGCCAAGTCGCCTGCACGGTGTCGCGCGGCGTCCGGGGCTATCACGCATCCGCTGTCGTCTTGGCCGAGCACGACCGTCCCACCGTTGGGGAGGGTGCCGCCCGTCCGTAGGCCCGCCTCAGGGTCCTCAGGGCCACTGTGGGCGGTTGGGGTGGTGCCGCCCTCCGCGTCACCCGCACCGGGGTCTACGGGCGGCTGTGCGTGGCTCTCAGCGGGCGGCACGGTGTCCTGCGCGCCGCTGGGCCGGGAACCGGGGCGGGTGGCGTACCGCGCCCGTGCCCGGTCGATCCGCTCGACGGCGTCGTCAAGGGTGGCGATCAGCTCCTGGGCGTCGCCGAGCGCCGCGTGGGCCTGGTCGCGGTCGGCGGCGAGCTGGTCGATCAGCTCGCCGGCTCCGGCGGGGCCGGCGAGCCCAGTAGTCCGGGCCCGGTTAATACTGCAACGGCGGGTCGTGACTTATGGTGGTTTGAGTCGTTTGCGGTAGTGGGCGGCTCGGGCTTGTTCCTGGCGTGTTCGGCGGAAGTCGGACCAGTGCAGGATGTGGCCGGTTCGGTGGCGGATGGCCAGGACGAGGTGGGCGAACAGGCGACGGATTTCGTTGCTGCTCAACGGGATCAGGCTGTGCTTGCTTGCGGTGGTGCCCCCTTTGCGGCTTCGAGGGCGCGGGTGACGACGAGGAACGCGGCGGCGGCCATGGCCAGGGTGATGTGGGCGTACCAGGCGTCGTAGCGGCGGACCTGGTACTGGTCCAGGCCGACCTCGTTCTTCGCGGTCTGGAACGATTCCTCCA